TCCCGCCGGGAGCGCAGCCGGGAGCGCCGGGCCCGCAGCCCGCGCGGCCGCCGCGCAGCCGGATTCCGACCGATCAGGATTTGATGGCGCTCGTCGGAGCGCAGGCGAACGGCGCGCCGCCGCCGCAACCGGGGGGCGGCCAATGATTACCTACGGGTCAGTATTCGACTTAAAACAGGAAGGCTCGATCCGACGATGCGTTATCTATGACTCAACAAAAATCCTTAGCATCGTGCGGGCGGCTGACCACGAGGCCGCAGCCGCGGTCGATCGCTTCATGCGCGCCAACCCGAATGCGCGTATAGGAGTTTTGAAGACAACCAAAAACGGAGCGCCGGGCGCGCCCGGAAATCAATGAAACCGTACAAACCGTTTGAGAAGTATGCGCAGGCGACGCTTCAGACTATGGAGCGCGTGCTTGCGGAGCATAAGCGCCGGAATGCGACCGGGCGGCCGTTTACCACTGATGAGTGGCGGGAATACCAGGCGAAAGAACTATCAGGTTTGAGGCGTGAACTGGCGCGGTTATCGGGGCGTCCGTTCCGTACCGTGCCATGCCTCGAACGGGACACAAAATTTAATGAGCGAAAGCAATAACACCGCGCAGGCAACCGATACCGAGTTGCGCGACGTTCCTTCGGATATCAGCGAATACCGGAAATTCGTTGAAGACAAGGGGCTCGAGCACAACGAAAAGGTATTGGGCCGCGAGGCCGCCGTCGCAGCCGCAAAGGCCGCGGGAATCGAAACGGACCCGGCGCCCGTTATTGAGGCTGAGGTTAAGAAACACCGTAACAAGTTTCAGCGAAAAGTAGACAGACTCCATCAGGCGATCGGGGCGAGAGACGCCGAGATCGCGGAACTTCGGAAAAGCCTCGAGGCGCGCGGAAACGGCGCGCCGAAGGCGAACGGAGCGCCCGCGGTTCCCGCGGAAGGCGAGGGCCCGGCAAAAGCCGCGGCGACGCCGACCGCGAAAGACGCGCCGCCGCGACCGAAAGAGGAAGATTTCAAAACCTATTCCGAATTTGTCGAAGCATTGACCGAATGGAAAACCGACCGGAAGCTACAGGAGCGGGAAGCCGCGCGCGAGGAGCAACGGGCGCGCGCCGCGAATGAAGCGGAAGGAAAGAAAATCAAGGCCGCCCACGATGCGCGCGTTGACGAAGCGAAAAAACGCTACGCCGATTGGGGTAACGACAGCGACCCCGGCGTGTTTAAAGGGCTTACCGAAAATTCTTTTTCCGATGCGATGGTGGTTTTCATCTTCGAGAGCGAGCGCGGGCCCGACGTGACGTATTACCTCGCCACGCACCGCGACGAGCTCGAGCGCATACGCGCGCTTTCGCCGATCAAACAGGCGGCCGCGCTCGGGCGCATCGAAGACCGTTTAGAGGCGGAATCGGACAAAGGCGACAAAGGCGAAGACGGAGCAGGCGACAAAGGCGAAGACGCGAAAGACGCGAAACCGCCGCAATTCGCGAAACACGAAGACGACGAAAACGAAGACGACGATGAACCTCAGCCAAAACGAAAATCCAGCGCATCGAAAGCGCCGCCGCCTGTAAAGCCGCTCGGCGGCAAAGGCGGCAGCAGCGACGATATGCCCGACCCGAAGGACTTCAAAGCCTACGAGGCTTGGGCGAAGCGCCAGGCCGCGAAAGGGATCAAGCGATGACGCGCCCGCTCGCGAGGACCAGGACTAAATACTTTGGCTACGAACGCCTACCAACCGTGGCAAGTCTACACAAACGAAACGCTCATGATCCTGAAGAATCAGCTTCAGCTATTGGGCAACGTCAACCGCGATAACGAGTATTTATTCGCCAAAAAAGGCATGAAGGCCGGCAACGCCGTCAACCTGCGCTACCCGGCGCGGTTTCTCGGGCGCTCGGGTGAAACTTACACGCCGGAAGCCTATACCGAAACGTCCTACAGCCTGGTTATCAGGCCGTTGCAGGGCGTCGATGTGGACATCCCCTCTACCGAGTGGACGCTCCAGCTCGACGACGTGAAAAAGCGCGTGCTCGCGCCCGCCGCGGCGCAGCTTGCGAACAACATCGAGCGCGACTGTCTTCAGATCGCGAAAAACGCGGTCGGTAACAGCGTGGGCACGCCCGGCACGCCGCCGACCGACGTAAAGATCATTAATCAGGGGCGCGCGCTGCTCGTCAACGAAGGATTCCCCGATTCGTCCGACAACTGCCTGATGATTCCGCCGGATATGAATGTCGCTTTCGCGGCGCAGCAGGCGACCATATTTAACCCGCAGAACACGGTCGAAACGACCTACAAAAAAGGTCTGATCGGCCAGGGATACGGGTTCAAGTGGTACGAATCGGCGAACCTCTGGACGCAGATAGCCGGCACGCGCGTCGCGAACGCCGGCACGCTCTCGGGCGTGCCCGCGAATGGTTCCTCGACATTCGCGGTTGCGGGCTTCGCCGCGGGTGCAACCGTCAAAGCGGGCTGCACCTTCACGCTCGCCGCGGTCAACGCCGTAAATCCGATGACGCGCGCAAGCTATGGCAAACTGCGCCGTTTCACGGTTGCGGCGGATGCGACGCTCGCAGGCGGCGCGGGCAATATCACCGTATCGCCCGCGATCACTTACTCGGGCGCGTTCGCGAACGTGGACGCCGCGCCGACATCGAACGCCGCGATTACTTTTGACGGGGCGGCCAATTCGCAGTCGCCGCAGGGTATCGCGTGGAGCCCGCAGGCGTTTACGTGGGCCTGTATCAATCAGGAGCAGCCCGGCAACGCCGATACGTATTTCGCGACCGACGCCGACACCGGAATTCAGTTGCGCTTTGCAAGACAGTGGGAAGGCCGCACGAACAATTTCATCAACCGCTTCGATGTGCTCTACGCCTTCGGCGTGCCGTACCCGACCGGCGCTGTGAGGATTCAGGGTTAGGAAGGCGACGTGCGCGCCTGAGACGCGAAGGAGCTTTAAATATATGGACGCAATTCCATACCCGAAAATCAGATACCAGGGCGTGCCGCGCGACCCGCTCACGCCCCATACGCAGAACCCCGGCTACATCTGGGTCCGGGTTCAGGACGCCGACGCGGAGCGCGCGCTCGGCGACAACTGGCACGACACGCCGGCCGACGCCATAAAATCCGTGCCCGAGGGCGCGAAAATCACGGCCGACCAGTATGCCGCGCTTGCGGCGCAGGCGGTCGAGCGCGGCGCGCTCGCGCCCGCCAGGCCGCAGCAGTTCGCGGATGCGGATAAGCCGCAGCCCGCGGCGCATCAGGCATCAACCCATCACACCGACGCGCCGAGCGATCCCTCCGCGCAGATCCACGAAACCGAAAAGCCGCACCACGAGGGCGAGTGGCCCGTCGAGAGCGAAAAGAGAAGGAGACGCTAAGAATGACAAAACCAACACACCAGGCGGCCACGATCACCTACCCGACGATCGTGTACCAGAAGAAAACCGACGTGCCGCCGGGCTATGTCGCCGTGCCGGTTGCAAGCGAGGCACAGATGAAAATGCTCAGCGGTCCCGTCTTCCTCACCGCGGAAGAAGCGGCGCTCGGGCTGCATCCGAGCCAGTTGCACCCGCAGATCGTGACTTACCCGACGACGGTTTACCAGAAAACCGACGTGCCGCCGGGTTATGTCGCCGTGCCGGTTGCCAGCGAGGCGGAAGTGATCGCGCTTACCGGCGCGGTATTTCTCACGCCCGAGGGCGCGCTGCGCTATCAGCCGCCCGTCGAGCAGCCGATCGCGCATATTGCGCGTACCGACAACCTCGAGCAGTACAGGCCGGGCAAGACCGTGTTAGGCGTCGAAACTCCCGTGCCCGTCGCGCGCGAAAACCCGCTGCCCGGTACTTACGTGCGCGGCACGCCGGCGCCCGAACCGCCGCCGACAGAACCGCCGCCCGGAACATAACGACCGACCAGGACCGCGCCGATGACTGTACTCGACCTCATGACCGAGGCGCTTTTAACCGCCAACATCATCGGCGCGGGCGATCCGACGCCGGGCGCGGATAAGGCGGATATCGCCTTCCGCGCTCTGCTCGGGCTGCTCGACACGTCAAACGCGGACCCGCTGAAACAACTCGTCGAATCGGCCGCGCAGTTTCCGCTCGTGCCCGGAAAGCAGGCGTACACAATCGGCCCCGATGCGTCGCTCGACATTAATCAGCCGCGGCCGGCCGATATTATGCGGGCGAATATTATCGACCTTTCGGCGCTGCCGAATCCGAACCATATTCATATAGCGGTACTAACATGGTCCGAATACGAATCATGGGGCGTGCGCAATTCGCCGACGCCGCTGCCGCGGGCGCTCTGGTACGACGGCGGGTTTCTGCCGATCCCGAATCCCGCAAATCCGCCCGTCGATCCGGCGATTTATCCGGGCTACGGGACGATCAACATTATCGGGACGCCGAGCGCGCCGAACGTAATCGAATTCTGGACGCGCACGCCGCTGACGCGGATTACAAGCTATTTCGATACGCTCGTTTTTCCCGAGGGCTGTTACGAATATCTGCTTTACGGGCTCACCATCCGGCTGTACCCGCGTTTCGGCCGCCCGGTTGATCCGACCATAGCGAGCCTCTACAGCGAGGCGCGCCTCGCCTTTGAGAGCGCGAACGCGACGCCCGCGCCGCGCCTCGGGCTCGACGGCGGGCTGCCGAACGTCGCCGGCAGCTATTGGGACGGGCGAACGAATCAATGGATCAGGCGGCCGTAAATGGACTATCCAGGCTTCGTCGCCGAAACTTACCCCGCGCGCTCGAGCGCCGTGTCGATCGACCGTATCGTGAACTGGTACCCGGAAATCGTCGAGTCGCGCAAAGGGAAATCGGTTATCAACTATTACCCGACGCCCGGCTTAACGCTCGTAGCCGACGCCTCGGCGCTCGGCGTCGGGCGCGCCGCGTTCGCGCTCGACGGCCGCCAGTTTGCCGTAATCGGGAAATATCTCGTCGAATTCGATCAGTTCGGCAACTACGCGCAGCATCCGGGCGACACCGACGTGAACCCGGTTTTCCTCGCCGCAGACGGCAACCCGGCGACGATCACCGCGAACTCGAAAACGCCGCCGCAGCTCTTTATCACGTCGGGCGGCCAGGGCTATATTTTCGATCTCTCGAGTAACGCGCTTACTCAGATCACGGGCGGCGTAGATCCGAACGACCCGAGCGGGAATACGCCCGGCGTGTTTAACGGCGCGTCGATGGGCGCATTTCTCGACGGCTACTTTATCGCGCTTACGCCCGATTCGCGCGGCTTTCAGATTTCGCAGATCAACGACGGCTTTACATGGGCCGGCGCAGACGTGCAGCTTAATAACGGCTCGGCCGACAAAGTGAAAGCCATCGTCACGGATCACGAGTACCTGTACCTCGCGGGCTCAAAGCGCATGGCCGTCTACGCGAACACGGGCCCGCAGCCGAATTACGATTTCCCGATTAATCCCGTGACCGGCGCGTTCATCGAGCAGGGAATCCGCGCGCCTTACACGTTCCAGCGCATCGACAATACCCTGATGTGGTACGGAGAAAACGAGCACGGCGCGGGCGCGGTCTACCGCGCCGAGGGCTTTATCCCGAAGCGCGTCTCGACGCACGCGATCGAGAGCGTCTGGGCCCGCTACGGCGAAGACACCGACGCGATCGCGTTCACCGATCACCGCGACGGGCACACGTTTTACCGGCTCACGTTTCCCGCGGCCGATCAGACGTGGATTTACGACCTTACTACCGATATGTGGCATGAGCGCGCGGCGTGGGATT